TATAGGTCATTTTTCAAGCCTATAGAACATTACTGAGTTTCATCATCTTCTTCATCATCATCGTCTATATAATTCTTCTTATCAGAATCACTTATATAGATCTTCTTAATGATAACTTTTGTTTTATTATCACTAACAGCATCCTTATAATCCCTAACATCTGCAGAGCGTTTAAAAACGATCAAATCGATTATTTCGATAATCCTATTTAACGTGGATATCCTTTCTAGAAGTTCAAACCCAACTATGCCAACCATTAGGGATATGAATAACAAACCCTTAAAACCAATATGGTCTATTATTGTATCGGATAAAGCGAAGACTAATAATGTAGAAGTAGCAGTGGAAAGAGCCACTCTAGTCGCTCTATATTTAAAGGTAAGATGCATATATACCTTTTCTTCACCCTTAAATACGATTATAAAATCTTTAGCTAAACTTCCAAGCCAGCATACGATAAGAATTGCTATAAAGATAACGATCGAATCTAATGACAAAACTGCCGAGTAGAGATCTTTATCCATTGATATTGCCGCCTTTTCTACTATTAGTAATAGATTCGAAGCGGAAAGTTTTAGAAATAGTGTATAAACAAATACTAAATAATGTAATTAAGAAAATAGAAATAACTACACACGTTACAATCTTGCTAATAATAGCAGATTCAGTCTTCTCTTTATAATCCTTGATTAAAGTATTATATGTGCTTATATAAGTATCATATGGTTTTACTATTTCGTATAAATTAGAACTACGTAATAGAATTAGTTTATGAGAAATTTTACCATCAGGATTATTCTTAGTAAGAGAACGTCCAGCATCAAAATAACTTGGTACTATAAGATCATAAGCTTTAAGAGCAGTAACTCCACCACTATCAATAAGGTCATTGATACTTTCTATTCCAGGTTTAGTGATTTCTAAATGCCTGCCATCAGAATCTTTAAGTTTCTTATTGTATTCGATGACACTTTTTGACATATTCCTTTCTGGAATAAATAGAATATCATCATCGGTAGAATCACCAGTTCTATCCTCAGTTAGAATAGAAGTTATTACACTCTTCTCTAATTCTTTATTAGTAGATTTATTAATAACCTCACCCCATGGGACAAATAAATCTTCCGTAACATTCTTAGGACTGATAATGATTCTATCTTTATCAGCCAAGAATAAACGTTCTTGTTTATCTTCTCCGTATGTTCTCGTGTTATTATTATCTAATGATAAAGCATCATGATATAGTGAAATTAGAGCTGTATTCTTATCAGTTGAATGAAGCTCTCTTTCTATAGTCAATAGATCTTTCTTACCATAATCATCTTGTAAGTGGTGCTGGATATATCCAATAGTATAAGCATTCTGTAACTGCATATCACCTTTACGATTATTTATAATATCGTCGATATGTTTATTTTTTGTTGATTCTAAATGAGCAATAGTATTCTGATAATTAGTTTTATACTCATAAATATCAACATAAATATTATTGCATAGTATTATTAAAATTATAGCTGGAAGTAGAGAAAGAATAATCATCAATCGTCTACGTAACAACACATTTAGCGATAATAATCTACGCAAAGTATACAGCCGACGTCTTATACTCATATATCTATTTCCACCTCCTTAGATTGGAATTATCACAAATTTAAATAGTCAGTCCTTATAAAAATGTTAAACTAACTCCGCCGAACATACTAATAATCTTAATATATCATTAAAAAATAGGAGGTGTAATGATGGCTAGTTTTAAAGACAATGACAAGATTTCTTATGACGATCTTGCCCCAAGTCTACAAGCTATGCTTAAACGAAGCGTATCTAAAGACGATCTCGAAACATTCAAAAATAAAGTAGCTGAAATTGAAGCTAAGTTAAATGGTATTCGTTTAAGTGTAGTAAACGATGTAGCTAGTATCCCTAACCCTCAAAACAATAAAGAGATCGCAATTGTTTTAGGTCCTAAGTATACTTTCATGTGTACTTATAATAACGGCTGGCAAAAAGCTAAAGCTGTATATGCTTAGGAGGGTTTTATATGTCGACTTTTAGTGAAGAGACTGGTATTAGATACGAAGATCTAACCAAAGATCTTCAAGAAATGTTTAAGCCAAAATTCACATATGATGATCTTCATGATCTAGAAAATCGTTTAATGAGAATTAAACAATTGCTTGGTGATGTACGAGTTACTATAGCTCCTAGTAAACCAACAGATCCTAAACCATTAAAAGAGTTGTATGTAGATCCTTCCTTACCACAACCTTATATGTATACTGAAGATAATCGCTGGGTACCAATTACAATGGTTCCAGTAGAAGTATCTGATGATGACGTAACTTGTAAAGTTAATATCATTCAAACAGACAAACAACGTATTGTTGTTATTGTCGACGGTAAAGAATATCAAGAAACATTCAATTCTATTCTTGGTAAGAAATATACTACAAGAGTATATGCTACAGATGATAGATACATGCCTGGTACATTAGTTAACATGCCGGCATCTGGTATGTTCTTAGGTGATAGTATATTCAAACTATCTGATGCGGTACCTAAACAACTTTCTTCTAATAAAGAATATCATCAATATACATCCCATTCCAATATTGCTTATAATGAAGCAGTATTCGTTGAAACATGGTTTGATAATGCAACAGATATTACATTAGATATCAATACAGAAATCTGGTTAGGTTACAATGGATACAAATCTGGTCCATATAACTCGTTCTATAACTTCGAAGTTCGGGTAAATAATGTCCCTATCTGGGAATCTGGTAGACGAAATGGTTCTGACCCATACTTTGCTCCTATCATGACTCCTACACAATATAAAAACTTCCATGTTGGTACGTTCAAAACAAAAGTACCTGCTGGTAAAGTAAGAGTATCGTTATGGGTATGGCAACAAGACGTTCGTAATAAACACTGTGATACTAATATCCGTAAATTTACTGTAGATTTTAAATAAGGAGAATTTTATGTTTGACTCTCTGATTAAATTTTTCGGTGGTGTAACTAAGAAAGAACATGATCTGATCGTGTTCCAAACTATCGAAGATCTTACTAATTCTAATAAGAAAACAGCTGAAGCTTTAGAACAAGCTAAATCTGAATTAGCAGAGGCTGAAGCTCAAATCGAAGAATTAGAAGATTTAGTTAAAGCTAAATCTGCTACTATTGTAGCATTGAAAGAAGAAATCGAAACTAAGAATGAAGCAGCTGCTCCATCCTCTTTCAAAATCGGTTCTTTGAAATCTAAATCCATTCAATTATTCAAATCCATCCGTGGTGCTAAAGAAGAAAACGTAGTTAAATTTTACTTCGGTAAAGTTATTCGTTATGCTCGTTTAGATGGTGATAAAAATGACCATGGTCTCTTCTATAAAGAAGGTAAAGGTGCTGAATACAAACATCTAACTTTTAAGAAATAAAGGACTATTATAGCCAGTAGCCAATATTGGCTACTGGTATAGTTTTTAACTACTCCGGAGACATTAGATTAATATTAAATTTAATTTATTCGATCAAGGAGATAGAACACATGTTAGAAAAGTTTGAGGATGTCTATAAGTGCGACTCCATTACAATCAACGTTACTAATAACTGTAATCTTAGCTGTATATACTGCTTTGAGCATAATAAACAACCAGAAATGATGGATTCTAAAACTGCTATTGATATTGTAGATAAAGCATACAATAGTAGAAATAAAGAATCTCATGGTAAGTTCATGTTGAACTTCTTTGGTGGCGAACCTTTCTTAAATTGGAAATGTATGAAAGATGTAATCGATCATTGTAATAAAAAAGGTTACGAAATATTTTATGGTGTTACAACTAACCTTACTATTCTTACAGATGAGATTATGGAATACATTGATGACAATGAATTACATTTATTAGTATCTGTAGATGGTAAGAAAGAAATCCATGATAAGAATCGTTCTAATAGTTACGATATCGTATCTGAAAATATCAAGAAGTTAATTGATAATGGTCTTGGTATCTTTGTAGAAGTCCGTATGACTATTCTACCTGAAGATATTGATAAAGCTATTGATGGTGTTAAAGAATTCTTAGACATGGGCTTTACTAATATTGCTCCATGTCCTGTAACTGATACAGAATGGAATGAAGAACAACTCAAAGGTCTTGAAAAGTATATGGAAGATCTTATGGAGTTATACGTTAATAAATTAAACGATGATAACTCTACAGAAAACTTCTCTATCAAAAACACAGATGAAATTCTTCTTAATGTATTAGAGCCAGATGTATATACACCACAAATGTGTCCAATTGGCTCTACTCGTTGGTGTGCATTTGATATCAATGGTGATATCTATCCTTGTCATCAATTACCAACTTCTGAAAAAGAACACAAAGAAGATCAAAAGATTGGTAATATCTATACAGGTGTAGATCGTTCTATGCTTACAGGTGGTGTAAATCCAGCTAAGTATATTAAAGAAGAATGTGAAACTTGTATTGGTAGATCTATCTGTGCTTCTGGCTGTCCTGAAGAAAACATTCGTCAAACTGGTAATGTAGATACACCATCTGACGCTTACTGTGCAGTTAAACGAGCTATGGTAAAAGCAGTTAAGAAGTATCAACACAAATTCATTACCGCAACTAACGTTCGTAGTAGAACTTTGAATGTTTTGATTGAAAATCTTAAGATCAAAGATTATATCGATACAGTATTCAAGAATATTGATGTACATGATGAACTTACCTTCACTGTATCTTTAGCTCATGTAGATGCTATGATTAAAAACCTTGGTGAAGAAAATATTATTGGTTCCTTTAAGGATTACTTCACTAATGCTATTATAGATAAATCTGCTAAAGTATTAGCAGCCCAAGGAGTAGAAGATTTATATCTATCTCAAATTAAGCCAGAAGATGCTGTTGTTACTAAAGTAATAGAAGAGGAATTATAATGGATTCTGAAAATGCTGTAAAGCGTATAGAATGCGAATTATATTCTCCTAGTACTTGGACTATTTCTATTGGTTTGGATAGAATTACAAATATAGCAGGATATACTTGTAAGATAGCTAGATTAACTTCTAATACTTACGATATCCAATATAAAGTAAAAGAAGATGAATTCTCTACTTTAAGCTCTGCTTTTGTAAACTTCCCAGACCAAGATGGATATAGTGATGTAAAGACATCTACTAACGTTGGTATTAATCTTACTTTCAATAAGATAAATAATATAGATAAAGATAAGGCTAAGGAAATATTAGAATACTTTATTTTATCTATATTTGGTAAAGAGGTATACCGACGTATAACAAATAAAGAAATCCGTATAGATCTTTATATAACGGATGAAGATAAATTTACTAGAAAATAAAGGAGAATATTATGGCTAATAGACATAAAGTCATTTATGTAGAAGCTAGAAAACCTAATAAAGGGACTTTCCCAGGTAGAACTTATTTTAGCTCTATTATTGATATTATTCTAACTAACTTAAATGAACGAGATTCCATTAAACGTGCTAAAGAACATCCTTGGCAAGAAAAGACTGGTACTCGTTATGCTCAATTAAGTGGTATTGAAAATACAGATTTAGAAAGACGTCTTCAAGAAGCTCAACGTTCTGTAAATGAAGAAGATGGTACTCTTAAAGCTAATGATGTAAACCTTATTATCGATACTACAGCTGACTTAGTTAGAACCATTGCACCTATTAATACAGTAGAAGTACGTGAAGAATGTACTTACTGGAGAAATGAAAAGATCGTTCCTCTAGATACAGGTGTTGGCACTTCTCCTGTATTGAGTACTAATCTAGATTCTAAGCTTGTTAAATATACTACAGCTTCTGGTCAAGGTATCAGAGTATCTGGTTATTCCAATATGGATGCTAGAATCGCTAAATCTATTTCTGGTGCAGAAGTAGAACATTTCGGCAATATGCCTGGTAATACTATTCACTATATTGGTAGAAATATTACTAAAGATTTTAAAGTAATTGGTCTATTATCAGCTCAAGCATATAATGGTACTACAGATACTGCTACTAAAGTTGGTAATCCAAAAAACTTTATCGTATTTGAAAATCAATTATCAGATTTCCCTGAAGATATGTCTGGGTTTGCTGTTACTGTAGGTAGTACTGTATATTCAATTGAACGTGCTTCTATTAAAGAAACAGCAGATCATAATCATTCATATGCTGAAATTGCAAATACCGATAAAACAGTACCTGTATTTACAGAAGCTGAAACCATTTATAATGTGAAATTCCAAGCTGTTGTAAATATGGAAGCTGTATTAAAACAAGATGCTCGTATTTGTACACTTAACTACGATCCAGCGAACTCTTCTACAGCTTGTGAAAACCGTTCTATCTTACATGGTTTCCGTATTGCTACTCAAGAAGATGCCACTACAGTTCAAATATGTAATAATACACTACGTCGTGTTACTAAAGCAGTCTCTGATCCAACTACAAACTTTACAATCGAGCATGTAAACGTTGGTGAAACTGTATATGCTTCTAAATGGGCATTGATTGCTGAATATCTTCGTAGAATTTCTCAACAACTTGACACATATAACAACTGGTGGGATGATAATGGTTATTGTAACATTACATGCCAAACACACTGTCAATCTACTTGTCAATTATCTTGCCAAGGTTGTTATTCTAATACATGCCATAATCAAAACTGTGGTATGTCTTAATTCTTATAGGAGATTCTATGGATAATTATAGAGAATATTTCTTTTTCTTAACCAATAATTGTCCTAATCGTTGTAAGTACTGCTATATAGACTTCCATTCTAAGGATATGACTATAGAGCAGATTGATAAATACATGGAAGAGCTTAAACCTTCAAGGATTATATTCTTTGGAGGTGAGCCACTCCTTCGATTGGACTTAATTGAATATACGGTTAAGAAATACTATGGGAAATGTAAATTCCAAGTAGTCACATCTACTATGGCTAACTTTAAAGAATTTATTGAATTCCATAAACAATATAAACTTAACGAAGTACAACTATCTTGGGATGGATTTACTACTAGCCGTGTTGATATACATGGTAATTCGATTGCAGAAAAAGTTAATGCTAATATCGAATATGCTTTGGAGCAAGGTATTACATTCGATATTAAGACTGTAGTAAATAACGAAAATATTTATAAGCTTAAAGAAATACATGATCATTTCAAAGCTCTTAAATATGATACTAAATATCCTGGTAAAGCTAATGGTGAATTTGTTATTGCCCATGGCGAAAACTATTCTGAAGACTTCTATGAAGAACTAGAGAAACAATTGCCTTATACATTTGATTTAGATAAGCTCTATGTAGAGCATTTAAATAAGATTGGAGCATGGTTAAGACAAGATCGCAGTTTCTGTAGTTGTGATATTGGCAAATATACTACAATATCCCCAGAAGGTATTCAAAATAACTGTACTGCTATGAGTCAACAACTAGTTCGATTAGATGATACTAGAGCTCAACGTAGATGTAAACATGAAGATTGTCAAAAATGTGAATTTGGAGCAATCTGTGATGGTGGTTGTCGATATGAACGTTATGAGAAGTTCGGTGATGACTGGGAGAACCATTATTTAGATTGCACATGTCGTATAACTAAGATATTCGGTAAAACTATTAAGAACTTCTTAGATTCATTAACTCCTGAAGAAAAGAAGATACTTCTTAAGAAGTTTTTAGACTATACTGCATGGACTCAACGTGAGCATAATATTACCCCGCTTGAAAGTATTAATAAAAACGACAAATTCTAACCATTTATATACTCCTTAAATTTTGTAATTATTCTAAATTTCAATTATATATTATTAAAGTGAATAA